ACATTTTCTGAAATGTAGCTATACGTTTTTAGTAATTCCTCGCTGATTAAAAGTACATTGTTCATATTAGTTTAAGATTTGGTTTTGTTGAATGACTAAACTTATTTCTTGGTCGGGGTGAATCAATTCAATCAGAGGTTGTAATTCTCTATTCATGAAATTCTGTAAAGGTCTCACACTTGTATTCATAAATAGTTTATAAGATGTTTCCAATTGGTCAGCTGATGATGTAAATCCGCCAGGGTTTGGTAAACCAATTAAACTACCATCAATGATTTTGTGACCACTCATGATTTGTTTTTGAACCAATTCAAAGATGTTTGAGAAATATCCCGATTCAACTGTTGATTGGATTTGAGTGATGTCAGGTTTTTGTTCTGCTTCACCATAAGATACAATCACACGACCAGCGTTTTCAGGACCCATATAACGGTCTTCAATACTTTTCAATATTTGTGTTTGTTCGTTCTGTGAGTCAGGTGCGTTCATGTTGAAGTGAACCCATAATGATGGTGATAAACCGTTTTGAATATTTGATAAATTGAATACGGTGATAGCGTGGTTTAATCTCACGTCATTGATTACAGATAACCAATCAGGAGCTCCGTAATAATCGTATCCACTTTGATATTGTTTGATATGAACAATCTGTCTGTCTGTGTAATTCATTGGGTCAAATTCACAGAACTCAACCACACCAGCTTTTCTCCAATTCGCCCAATCTCTACAATACATGTATTTGCTTACATCCTCACCCATTTCCTTTGGTTTACCCAATCTCATATAACGTGAAGGAATTACATATAAACCAGCAAGTCCTTGAGACCTGTCTTGTTTCCAAACCACTTCCAAAAATAAATTACCAGTTGTAATAAACTCATAATACATTTTTCTTGCGGCATCATTTAATGTTTCTTTGGTGTTAATTTTATAATCGTTAACATAACCCATTCCAATGGCGTTATCTACTTTACTACGAACACATGCGTTTTGAATTGGTGATGCATCGTTAAGTAGATATAGTTCATTCACGAACATATTATCCACTCCCCAACGAATAAAGAACTCGTTGCGGTTAAACACCTCTTGGAAACTAGTTAGGGTGTTTGCACCAAATTTTAATTTTTCAATGTTAATCATCCTTGATATACTTTAAATATTTGACTCGATGATGTGCCAGAGTATGACACAATTTCGTTATAAACAGGGTTGGTTCCAATTACATTGGCCATTCCTTCATACACCACATCGAATGCGGTTATTGGGTTCAAATTTGTCGAAGACGCTTGTTCATAGATTTTCACATAATATTGACCCGGTATTAAGTGTAGATTTACTGGTGTTGTGGTTCCTGTTGCAATGAATACCTCAGAACTTCCTGAATCAACATCAATTTGAAATTGGTCATAACTTGGCTCATATCCAACTGCACCTGTTGCTGGTAACAAGTATGGAATGAACTTCCAATTTTGTTTGGTTAATTTGTGGGTGATTGTCCACAAATAATAGACAGTCCCTGTTAACTGTTTGTTACGAGAACAGGTTGCAACTACTGTATTTAATTGAGCTTGATTTATGGGTATCATATTAAATTATATTAAACACAAGGTGGTGAAGATTTATACGGGTGACCGGTTGGTAAATCACCTTCCATTCCCCATTTCCAAGCAAGGTATCCTTCAACTTTCTGTCTGTTCGCATCTGACAATGCTGAATCAAATACGAGGATTTCACCGATGTTTCCATCGAAGTATGAGTTATATTGGTCTTTACCAATTAATGAATCACTGAATAAGTTACTTTCATCGGCTTGACCAGTACCATCGGCAGAACCATTTAGATATAAGTTTATATCATAAACAGTTGGTGCATTATAAGTTCTTTTTATACATGTAAAATAATACGTATCATCACTCAAACTTGTATTACCTCTAATTTCTTGGTTGGCAACTCCATAGTACATGTAATCAGTTGGGAATCCACTACTACCCCATAATTCAGTGAAGTGATTAGTTCCATTATACAACGCCATAATTGTTTGGAAACTTCCGTTTGTATCACGATTTGCCAACATGAATACAGTTGCATCTGCACCCAATGCAAAATCAGGAATATCAAACCATTGTGTATTAAATTCAATTGTGGTTAATCCATTAAATGTTGCACCTGTTTGTGGTTCATTACCACTGTTACCAACAGCGTTATTTCCATTTGGACTCTTATCATTCCATTGGGTTACATCAGCTCCCGAAATAGTTAATGTTGTTCCATCAGATGCATCCAACCACATAGATGTTACACCTGAAAGTTGATAAGGTGTCCATGGTGTACAACCTCCACCCGAAGGTGTTGGTGTCATTGTTGGTGTAGGTGATGGACTTGGTGCCGCTGGTGTTGCACTTGGTGTCGGTGTAACTGATGATGTTGGGGTTGGTGTAGGACAAACAGCGGGATATGAAATATAGGTAGTAAAGTCTGAAAAAGGATTTTGTACATATCCATTTGGAGGGAAATAAATTGTACCATTTGTAATTGGACTCGGATATATTTGAGTACCTGAAATATATGTACCACCATTTATTACATAGTTACCAGTAGATTTATAGAAATAATAAGTATTATTAAGTGGATTACTTACATAATTTGTAAATACAATTGTATAATAGGTACTTCCATCATTTTTACCATAAATCGCATATGTTGTTCCTGTAAAAGAACCGGATGTAAAACTTAAAGTACTTCCACTTGGTTCTCCATTATATGTAATATAACCTCCAATTAATGAACCACCTGAATATGAATATAATCTATCATAAGTACCTGATGCTGTTGTACCTGTTTGAGTTGTAATTAAATCAACTTGTTCAGGACAAATTGGAAATGGAGTTTGTGTAATTGATGGAGTAATACTTGGAGTTAAACTTGGAGTTACCGATGGACTTACAGATACTGATGGTGTAGGTGTTGTTGATGGACAAACAGGAGGATAAGATATGTAACTATTGGCGGTTATCGCTCCATTTGCTGGATAATAAATTGAACCATCAGTTAAAAGACCATTACCCATTCCAATACCTGTTCCTGAGAATGTCCCACCATTTATTCTATAATCACCAGTAGTTTCTTGGAGCACCCATTGGTCAGCCCCTGATGGGTCATCTTGCCACATAATTATCCAATAAGTCGAACCTGAATATTTTCCAAATGCTGCATATGTATTTCCACTGATTGGACCTGGTGTAAAAGTTTGTGTATCTGCGGTCCAATATCCACCACTAAATGTTCCACCCGTATATGAATATAATCTATTGTAAATTCCATTAAATTGGGTATTACCTGTAGTGTTAATACGCATATATTCCAATTGTTCAGGACAAAGTGGATAAGGTGTAATTGACGGTGTGATACTTGGAGTTGCACTTGGGGTACGAGTTATACTTGGTGTTGGTGATATACTCATACTTGGTGTTGCTGATGGTGTTGCACTCATCGTTGGAGTAGCCGTTGGGGTTACAGATGGAAGTGTAGGACAAGTTGCCCAAATTGGTAAATTACCATCAACCAAAGGACAACCACCTGTTCTAAAATTGGATGGTTCAGAAGGTATTGGTAATACACACCATAGAGTTAAATCTTGGTTGAATGCCAATGCTCCCGAGAACATATAATCCATTGATGTGGATAAGATGATTCCTGAAGTATCCCAATTCCCAATATCTTGAGCAAAGGATGCTGCCTTATAAAACATCCATTGGAAATTCTGAACATTACCTGTATCCCAAGTTGTTACGTTACCATTGAATGATTGTGCTGCAGAAAACATATATGACATATCTGTCACATTGGTTGTAGACCATAATCCCAAATCTGAATTGAAATTGAAACAACCTTGGAATGTACCTACCATCAATGTGATATTTGCGGTATCCCAGTTATCTATATTTTCTGTAAAGTTTGCACATCCTGCAAACATGTATGATATATCTTGAATATTTGAAACATCCCAAGTTTGTAAAGACGCATCAAAACTATTACTACTGTTGAATCTAAAGAGATATGCCAAAGATGTACAAGCTGATAAATCAGGTGTGTCACCAGCTGCATAAACCATATTGGAACAACCATCAAATCCATGTGCTAATGTGTCCCATACAATATTACCCCATCTATCCAATGAGGTTACTTTTTGACAGTCACCAGTGTTGTTAAAATAGATTCTTGGGAATGTACCTGTGATTGATATCTTATAACTTCCTGGCGTTGAATAAACGTGTAAAACATCACTTAATGTTCCACTATAATTTTCTAAATTTCCATCACCCCAATTGACTTGGAAACTGTATCCTGAACCACTTAATGGTAAGTAAAATGAGAACACGTTACTACCAGGTAAATTGGTATCAATTCTAAATTCAAATGCTCCAACGTTTGGTGTACTTGATGGAGTTGGTGTTGGTGTCTTTGATGGTGTTACACTTGGACTTGAGAATGGACTTACTGATGGAGTGGCTGATGGTGTTGCCGATGGGGTTACTGACCTTGTTGGTGTAACCGATGGTGATAATGAAGGTGTCACCGATGGTGTCGGTGAAGTAGATGGTGAAGGGAAATTGGTTTGTGAAGGTGAAGGTGTAACTGAAGGGGTTTGAGTTACCGTTGGAGTTCTCGTTGGAGAAACCGTTGCGGTAGGGGTTGGTGATAAAGATGGTGTTCTTGTAGGAGTTGCTGTGGGTGTTGGTGAAGGTGATGCAAACGGTGTTGCGGTTGGAGTTGGTGTTGCACCAAAAAATTGTGTTATGATATCCAACAACGCTCGTTGTTCTCCTAAGTAATCTGAAAATTTCTTATTAAAAAAATTCCTTGCCATCTTTTATTATATGATTATATTTTTATGTATTTCGTGTATCTGATTGATTGCGTCCATTAGATTGATTTCATCTCCAACTTTTACCACATAATCTCTCACCGTTTTTGTATGTTTGGCTCTGTTGAAATATGATACATTGATTGTGATAACATCTGTGTGAAAATTTATCACCATTGTCTCAATCACATATCCATCATATTCTTGACCATCTAATATTAATCTCTTATTAACATTCAACATTTATTAGATATATGGTGAATTAATAATTTGTGATGGGTATATTCTATTTGAACTACCACTAAATGCTCTATATGAAAATGAATATGTTATAACAACATAATCACCTGCTGATGGAGATTGAGATGAACCTGATATAGAATGTGTATAGACTGTTCTACCAGCACCACCAGCTTCTGTCATACTAAGTGTACCAATAGTTGCTTGAGAAACTCCTGATGAATTGACTCTACAAATATCTATATTTTTAATGTCTGTAAAACCATCTAATTCCGCATCTAATCTAACTGTCCATGTTCCTGCATTCCATGTAGTTCCTGATGGTATAATTACTTTTATTTGATAATGAACTTGATTGGTTTGAAAATTACTCAAACCAAAAGTATTTAATCCACTACCAGCAGTACCATTAATTGTTGCGTCTTTTTGTATTCCCGTATTATAAGTTCTACCCGTAACACAAAGTGAACTGCTAGTTAATGATGGACTAGTAGTAGTATCTGTTTGTTGAAATGATAAAGGAGATGGTGGTGTTGCACTTGGTGTTGGTGTGACTGTTGGAGTTGGAGTTACACTTGGTATTGGTGAAGATGGTGTAACTGATGGGGTAATTGAAGGAGTTGGTGATGGACTTACATTCAATAGATTGATTAATTTTTGGTTGCCCTTTCGGTACATTTGCTGGTCGCCACTTTTTTCCTCCCCAATTGAATCCCATAATCTTTTTTAAAAATATAAGTAATTTATTTTATAGGATAAATAAAAAGGGGGTTTTTTACGCCCCCTTTTCGGTATCCAATTTAGATATCATTACTCAGCGTTAACGTTGATACCTTGACACACAGCGTCCAAAGTTGTAGTTACAACGATTTCAGCTGATGGGTTAGGCTCACCACCTAAGAAGGTAAGGTTAACACCGTTAGCGTCATTGTACGCTAAACCTGATAACATCTGTCCCGCACTGATGTATACACCATTCTCGAATCCAACGGCCCAATAGCGGTCGTTGTTATCAAGAACAATCATGTACAATGCGTTCTGTTTGATTAATTCAAACCAAAGATTTCTCAATGCTTGGTTTAATTTGGGTAGGTTAACTACCACTGTAGGTTGGAACACTATAGATTGGTTAGTATCGTTTACCAATACGTCTTCAGTTAAAGAAGAAGATTGACGTACTAACTCAAACTTATAGAAAGTTCCCGTACCAGAAATACTGGTAATAGAATCGGTACCATTATAGGTAACAGATGTAATGGTTGAACCTGAGTCTCCCAAAATCCACAGGGATTTGATACCACCTGTAGACTCGTTACGACAGTCAAGAGTGCCGATACCGTAAGTTACGTTAGCCATAATCTTAACGATGTCCTCGAATGGGTCGTAGATTGACTTCACTGTCATGATTTCAGAGTTCATACCGAACATGTAGTAAGATGCAGGACCTGCGTAGTATGCAGATACACCATCAAGACCAACAGTTGGGATTACTCTTACGTTAGTACCAGGAAGTACCAATGACCACTCTTCACCTGAAGCTGCACCAGCGGCATCAAGAGTGAACAAGTTCACATAAGAACTGTTTCTCATAGAAGCAACCAACGCTCTGTAGTTAGCATAAGAACAGTAAATTACTAAGTCATCTCTGTGCAATACGTTAGAAGGAATGTTTTGGTAGATAGTAGAGAATACATCCAAACCGTTAGATGAAGTAGCACCTGTGTAAGCGATTTGAGTAGCACCATTGCCAGAGGTTATTAATGCACCAACACCGTTGAAACAAGCTGAACCGTAAGTACCACCTGTAGCAACTGTATTTTGCCATAATTGTTTTTCAACTTGGTTAGCGATTCTGTTAGAGATATCTGTCAAAATTACTTCTTCAAATGGAACTGACTCTTGGAAGTTAGCGTTTGAAAGAGACTGTGACAAATATGTGTCATACAAATCGTAAGGACAAAGTTGTTGGTTTACTTTTTTATTACAAAGGTCTACAGTAACTAAGTTTTGGGTTGTAGCACCTGTTGGTGAGAATCCGCAATCTAAGTCTTGTAAGATTACATCGTTGGTTACGAAACCAACTTTCTCGGTTGTTCCTTTTAAGTTAGGACGAACTGTAGCATATTTTGGAAGGGTTAATCCCAAAATGGATTTAATCAACATATCTGAACCATAGCTGTTGTACGTTGGTAACGCAGCTAAGTCATAGTTGAAGTTGAATTTTTTATTCTTTTCCATGTTTTTAATTGTTAGTTTATTTTTTATTAACGTCTCATTGATTTGATAATATCCAATTTGTAATCATCCATAGTTTCTTTGTAGGTCTTTTTTTCTACTACAGAGAATTTCTCAGGTGATTTTTTGAATGAATCAAAATCCTTTTTTATTGAAGACATTTCTGCCTCCATTTTTGTCTTTAATTTTTTCATTTCCTCAGCGAGAGTTTTTACTTCTTCAACAAGTGGAAGTAAAGCATCTACAACTTCAGCGATGACCTCGTCTTTTATAGCGGCTGGTGTTTCCTCAACAATAGCTTCTGCTTCTTCTGACATGTTCTCTTCAGTAGTTTCATCAGTGGTTTCTTTTTCAGCATCAGATACTGAACTTTCAATAGCAACAATAACTGACTCAGCGTCTACAGTAATCTTGTAACCTTCACGAGTTACGTGACTTCCTGCAGGAGCCGGCGTTAAAGTTGATTCACCTACTACATAAAGAATCTGTCCAATCATGAAATCAGAGTCTAGGTTGTTGGTTACTTCCGTACCATCATCCAAAGCGGTAGTTGCAAAACTTTCTTTCTTGAAAGAAAGATTAAGCATTTCTTTGATTTTGTTTATAGCTTCGTGTGCTTTCATAATAAAATTTAATTTGTTTTATTTTATGTATTTGATAAATATTGTATACCTTTGTGGACGATAATTCAAGTCTATGAAACAATTTCGTGATACCGATTATTATGTTACCGAAAACGGTGACGTATATCGTTTATGGAAATTAAAAGGATTCAAAAAATTGAAACCACATTTACGTGAAGGATATTTGCGTGTTTCTATTTGTAAAAATGGTAAAAGAAAAATAGAATCTTTAAATAGAATGATTGCTGAAGTTTTTTTACCAAATCCAAATAAT